ATCGTGTCCTTAAAACTTAGGTAATGGTGCTTTTTTCTTTGGATTGTATGTCGCCATGTTCTTTGACGACTTTGTAAAATCAGTGAAAAACGATGAAGCGATTTTAGCCATCTCATTCATCATTCTGTCTGACTGATCATCTTTGCGCTTAATGTTCTCAACGACTGCGCCCTCAATATCAGCAGTCACCACAGTCACATTAACTTCATTCTTTTGACCAAAACGCCAACAACGACGGACGGCTTGGTAGTATTGCTCCCATGAGTCTGACAGGCCAACAAACACCATATCCGAACAGTGCTGCCAGTTCATGCCGAATCCAGCTATTTTTGGCTTTGTGATTAGTACGCGGTACTTACCATCACTAAAACCCATCATCATTTCTTCTTTTTGCTCTGGCGTATTACTGCCAGATACCTGCACAGAAAACGGGATTAACGATTCAAGCAAATCACCCTCATCATTCAAAGCGCACCACAAAATAACGGGCTTATTAGTAGAGTTAGCAATATCAGCAGCAGCCTTGCATCTATCTTCGATAGTGTTGCGTCTTGCTCCCTGACGCTCAGATAACGATTGAGCCAACGCAGGCAACAAGCCATCAGTGATGCCGCTATCAATCACAATCTGATTGATTTTAAGTGGTGGCAATTTAGGTTTTTCTTCAAAACCAAATATCGACGGGTCGCGCATAATCACAGCCCATGATGCCAGCCATTCGAAGAACTTACGCTGGCCATGACCTTTCAAACGCCATTTTGCCGTATCAGCACCGTCATGAATAAAAAACGTAGCAAGCATTTCTGTTTGCGACATGATGCCCAAAAACTCGCATTGTGTACCTAACTCCATATAATCGTTTGGTGATGGGGTAGCACTGGCTGATAAGCGATAAGGTGTTTTGCTAAAACATTCCGTTATTTGCTTGCGTAACTTGCCATTAAGACCTTTTAAAATTGACGACTCATCAAGCACGACACCCGCAAAAACAGAGCAATCTATATTGTGCAAAATCTCATAGTTGGTAACGTAAACGCCACGACTACTAACATCTTTATCAGACCGCGCAGCATTAACGACATAACCAAACTTTTCAGCCTCGCGGATAATCTGTTTAGATACGCATAACGGCGCAAGAATAATCACAGGTTTTTGTGTGTGAGACTCAACAGCAAAAGCCCACTCTAACTCGCAGTTAGTTTTACCTAAACCAGTATCAAGAAACAAAGCCGCACGGCCACGTGCTAAAGCCCACTCAACACATGACACCTGATAGTCAAACAAATAGCTATTTTTTGACGAATAACTAAAACCAGCATCAACTGATTTAAAATGTTTGCTATCAATAAAATTTTGATAACTGCTCATTTTAAATCCACCACCTTAATAGATAAGCCATTTTGATTAGCCATTTCGACAAAACGCACCAACTTCCACGCTGGCACTTTGTTTGCCTTGTACCAACGATAAACAGCTTGGTATTCCTCATTCATTAAATCAGCAACGACTCGACAGCCGCCCAATTGTTCAATCACTTCGCTTGTTGTCATGTTTTCTTACTCCGATTAAGACAACGCTACTTTATACCCTCTCATATTAATTGTCTATCGTTTTTATATTATTTTTATATGATTTAAATGTTTTTTTTGGTTTTGGGTGTGATGATATGCGTGCATTATTACAATTATGCTATGCTGACATGCCGTAAAGAATCCAACAAAAAAGCCCCATAAAAGGGGCTTCACTTGGGGCTTTACTTTTAGCCACAACTCTGCAAAAATTACTTCGCTATGTTGTGTTTTCTAATTTACGAAAAACCCCCGATTTATTCGGGGTTTTTGCATCAAAAGGGGCAAAAATCATACTCAGGACAATCATTCCGTTGATAAACATACTCAACAGGTACAAAGCCGTGCTTGATACATTCGCCCTTTTTTTTGTTAAAGTTTGAGCATTCAATACAGCGATTTTTCAACGCCTCGTTAAGCTCAACAATTTTTAGCTTGATTGTGTCATATTCTGCTTTATGGTTCATATTTTACTCCAGTACCGTTTTTTAACTTCGGTATATTTTGAGGGTAGAATGTCGATTGATGTTACTTTGTTGTCTGGTTTTGTACACTCAAGCGCATCTAAAAATACAGTAGACAACAAAATAGAATTAAACCATTTTTTGTCTATATTCTGAAAAAATGACAATGTTTTACTTAATCCAAACTCGCTATGCTCAGGCGTTAGCCATTCGTAATACTCAGCCAAGCCACAATGATAAGTCACTTTGATACTGTCAGGCTTGCCAGTCTTTTTATGTATCTTAAAGCTCACGCGGTCAACATTTACACGCTGTATCTTACGTTGGTCTGATAATACCGCACCATCAAAAGCGGTTAAGTCTAGTTTTTTATCAGGCTCACGGTCAAAGATAAAACCGCACTCTGGACACTCACGGGCGGCAGCATGTAGGATTGTATCGCATGATGGGCATTCTTTAGAGGGTGCTTCGCCTTCTCCTTCGCCTTTGGCTTTGACAGTCACATCATCAATACAACCATGACGCAACACGTTGCCGCCATAGTCTAAAAGTAAGGCATTCTTTTTATTAGGATATAGCCGCATGACACGTCCAACAATCTGCACATATAACGCGGTTGATTCAGTAGCTCTAATCAGTACACACATATCAGCAATGGGGAAGTTTGAGCCAGTCGTAAGTATATTTACATTAACCAAACATTTTAGACGACCATGTGTGAAGTCATCTAAAATATGCTCATTGTCGCTTTGTGAGTGATAGCAAGCCGCATTGATACCGTGGCCAATTAGCTCAACTGTAACTTGTTCAGCGTGTTCTATTGATACGCAAAAGATAAGCCATGCTTTACGGTTCGCACCATGCTTTACAATATCAGCGACAATATCTACTGTTTTACTCATGTATAGCGATTCAAGCGCACTATCTAAAAACTCACCGCCTTTGTGTTTAACCTTGCTTACATCTACCTTAACACCGCCACCATTCGACACAACAGGGCATAAATAGCCGCGTTTAATGAGTAGTTTAACGTCAATTTTATACGCTACGTGCTCAAAAATAGGCGTGTCCCATTGCGTTAAATAACCACTATCTAAACGGTATGGCGTAGCGGTTAAGCCTAAAATTTTTAGATTAGGATTAACTTCTTTTAGGTTGTTAATGAGTTGGTGATACTGCCCTGCTTCGCTTGGTGCAACAAGATGGCATTCATCAATGATAAGTATTTCATAGTGCTGAATTTTGGCGTTAGCAATGCTTTGAATACCTGCAAATACAATTTGTGCGTCCTGTGTTTTTTGGTTTAACCCTGCACTGTAAAATCCTGTATCAGCATCAGGTAACAGGTTTTTTAACTCGGCCTCGTTTTGCTCTAAGAGCTTTTTGCGATGCGTGACAACCAAAACGCGCACGTCATGGGTGATTGAGTCATGGCATATTTTGCCAATGATTAGGCTTTTACCCGCTCCACAGGGTGCTTCTATAATGCAGCTTGTGCCATTCTGCCAGTAAGCATAGGCACTTTGCACCGCGTCCTGTTGATAATCTCTTAAAGTAATCATGGTTGGTTTCTCGGTTGCGTGAGACGTTATGCTCACGCTTTAGGGGTGGTTTATTTTTGGCTTGGCAAGTGCTTTGCAAATTCTGACCACAAAAGCGGCATGGTTGGCGGCATATCGTAGCGGTTTTTGGCAACATAAGCAGGATTAGCATTTAAGTTTAAAATGCGCTCACCTGTGCTGATTGCGCGGTTGCGGTCTTCATTAAAGCCTTTGCCTTCGGTGACTTTGATAATCTTTTTAAGACTTGCATAGCCAATAACATCGGCAAACTCACGGCATAAAGCTGCCGCTTTTTTATGTAGCTTTAGGTCGTGGGTGTCGAATGTTAAATACTCAGGGTCTTCTACTTTGTTGACCTGTGAATGTGCGGTCATAATCACAAGCATACCTTTATCACGGCATTTGTTTAATTCATCAAAGAAGTACGACCAAAACACTAAAGCCTCGTTATAGCCGCGACCATAGCCGATTTTTTCAATGGTTGGCACTTTGTTATCACTGCAAACTTGCTTCCATATAAGCGTTTCTAGCCAGTCTAGGCTGTCAATCACTACGGTTTTAAAGTCGTGTTCCTCATTAGCCAAACTGTCTAATGCTTTCATCACGTCAAGATAAGACTCGGCAAGGGGGAAGCATGGCACATCAATCTCACCTAATCCGTCTTCGGTTTGAATGACAATGGGTGATGGCGCGGACGTGGCAAAGGTGGTCTTACCTAGTCCTGACTCACCGTACACAATCACACGTTCCTTTTTTGCTTTGTTGCGTTTAACGCTATTTAAAAATGACATAATCACTACTCCATAAATTAAAAAAGCCGCCACAATGGGCGGCTAAATTTTGTTATTTTTGCCAAGGTTTTTTTGCAGTGGTGGCAGGTGTAGCAGCTTTTGGCGGTGGTGGCGGTGTAAAGTCTGTACCTTCATCGGCTTTATAACCGCCAATATCATTACTAGCGTCGTACTCGCCTTGCGCTGGGCGTACTTTGACTTTAATCATTAACGGCTTATCGTGTAACTCCTCGCTGCTACGCGGTGACATAACACCCACAGCGCGGCAGATAGCGGCCAAGTCTTTACGCGCAATATCGACGGCCTTTTCATTGGCGTTTTTAAGATTCAAACGTGCAAATACAAGGCGGTTTTCATACTGACCTTCAATAATTTGCAAGGTTAAAGATAAATACTCACCGTAGCCGTCACGGGTAGGCTTCATCTCAGAATTAGAGATAATAGCCTTATACCAACCCGCAGGGATTGGGTCGTAAGATGATGATGGTTCTACTTCTTCTGCGTTAAAATTGTAGCTTGATAAGTTGCTCATGTTTTTGTCTCACTTGGTTAATTGGATTCACCGGCTTCATTGTTTCGCGTTCCGGTAGTTGATAAGATAACGATAATTTGTTATTGTGTCAACATTCACAAACAAAAAAGAGGTTAAATTATGTTATCACTACCCGAAATCAAAAAGCTGTTAGAAGATAGACAGCTTAATGTTGTCGCTGAACGTGTTGGCATTCATTCCAATACTATTTACCGCCTAATCAAAATAGAAAAGGCAGAATATAGCACCATCAAAAAACTATCTGACTATTTAGAAGGACAATTAGAAAATGCAAAACAATAAAGAAGCCGCGTCAAGTTATGTCGCTCATGGTTTTAAATTGTGCTTAGTGCGTGGTAAAAAACCGGTTCAAGATAAGTGGGAACAAAATCCAGTAACAAACCTTAATTTGTTTGACCATAACGGCATTGGTTTGATTCACGGCTTGAGTGGTACTTGTACGCTAGACATTGACAACATCGAACACTCACAAATTGCACTTGAGGCTGTGGGTGTTGATTTAGCGCAATTGATGCGCGATGGTGTGCGGATTGAATCAGGGCGCATGAATCGCTCTAAATTGATTTTTAAAGCACCAGTAGGTATTGAATTAAAACGCCATGCGCTCAATTGGCCAAGTGAACACAATCCCAAAGAATCGGACGTTGTTTTTGAATTGCGTGGTGGGTTAACACAAGATGTTTTGCCGCCTTCAATCCATCCTGATACTAATCAGCCTTATTTGTGGGTGGGCGATTGGTCAAACTTGCCAACATTGCCGCCTGAATTATTGAACATTTGGACGCAATGGGATATTGCAAAGGACGTGTTAAAGAGCGCGTGTCCGTGGCATATTGAAAAAGAGGACTATAAAGCACAATCCGCACCTGTGCGCGTGTTTAGTAGTGATAATGATGTGATTGGTACATTTAATAAAAGAATGCCACTAGCGAGCATTTTAGGCAATTATGGCTATAAACGTATCACTAAAACACGTCTATTGAGTCCACATTCTAAAAGCAAATTAGCAGGCTGTATTTTATTGACAGGTGAGGGCGTAGATAAGGTTTACATTCACCATGCGTCCGACCCGTTAGGCGATGGGTACGCACATACGGCCTTCGGTGTGTATTTGTATTATCAACACAACAACGATTTAAAAGCAGCAGTAAAAGAGGCGGCTCTGTTGTTAGATATGGATTACAAAAAACCACCCGAAGATGAAACATTACTGGAACAGGGCAAGGCAATCGGTGATTCGTTTTTAAGTGCCAATGTTGTCGAGTTAAAGCCTGTGCAAGTTGACAATGTAAAGATTGATTGTAGCTTGCCAGTTGAAGCATTAAACGAGGTGGCAGCATGGATTAAAGGACAAATAGGCACAGCCCCGAAGTATTCTATCGTGCAAGCGACTTTATCATTTGCCTGTGCAATGGCAAGCCGTTGTGTGCGTTTAAAAGACGGTACAAGCTCAAGCGCGTTTCTTGCCATTGCAGCAGACTCGGCAGGGCAGATACAGCCGCTCAAAGGCATTTTAAACAGTGCAATTGATGCGTGTGGGGATAGACAGATTATCCGTGGGACTAAAATCAGCGGTTCAACCTGTTTGCATAAACAATTGCTTATGATGCCGCGTATGTTTTGGGCAACAGATGATTATGCAACTATGATTAACTTTGGCAAAAAACAGCAATCGGGCGCAATACAAGGAGCGTTAAGTGCCATTAATGAAGTGTACCTGAATAATACACTCTATTTAGATAAAGACAGCATCGGCGCGAATTTTGGCAAAAAGGACGGCGATGGTGATAAGCATATCTCGGAATATAATATCTATCGCCCGTCTTTAACTATGCTCAGTTTAATGAGTTATAAGCACATTGATTTTGTTGCTCAACGCGACCAATACAGCATTGGTAGCCTACAGCGTTTAATGATTGCAGACGGTGGCGACAGCGTAACGTGTGAACGAGACTTTGATGCACCATTTCCAACAAATGTTAAGGTTGTTGTTGCTGCAATCAAAAACACAGGCGGCGATTTTATTGATATTGCATCAATGAACCCGACCCAAAAAATCGCCGTCTTTGATTGCGACAATACCGCCACTCTGTTTACTCATGCGCTAAACCGCATTAAGTCCACCTGTAGCAGCGATGAGCGTAAGGACTTGGTAGGCGTGGCTTTAGGGTGGTGCGGTAGTTTTAAGCGTTTATGCGTGGCATTGGGTGCGTTTAATAAACCAAGCCAGCCTACTATCAACGAGTCAATTGTGCAATGGTGTAGCAATTGGATTGTGTTTCATTTAGAGAAGTTACTCTCACGATTAGAGATTAACGGACTAGATGAGGAGACAGGAATTGAAGAGGAAGTTCTAAACGTTGTATATGATTTTGGCAAAAAAGGCGCATCAAGCCGTGACATTGGCAGAAAACACAGAGCATTTAGAAACATGGACGCGGTGCAAAAACTAGAACTATTGGCCAAGCTGCAAGGTCAAGAGAAAATCATCGAAAAAAAGGAGGGCAAGGCTGTTCGTTATTTTATGCCTGTTTTCTTTAAAAGTGATTGCAATAACGCGTCTAAATAAGTTAATGTTGAAGGGCTGGAATGATTCTAGCCCTATCTTTTTGCACCCTGTGCCGTTTCTATAAATTCGGACAGCACTGGGACGGGACTCACGCTTACAGCCGCAAGGGCTGCAAGAGAAACGTCACAACGTCAACGTGACCCACTATAAAAACAAATTTAGAAAAATTTGTCGTCTTTTAACAAAATCCCCTAAAAACCTTAATACAATGCTCTCTCTCTGTAAGTAATATATATATATATATAACGCGGGACATTACGTTGTGACGATTCCCTTCTAGCCTTACAGCCTCAAGGCTTGCAGCTGTCCCACTAATTGGCAAATTTTTTTTTACAGGGACACATAGCAAAACTTATAAAAAAATGATTCTTTATAAGCAAAAGTTATTAGACAAAAACAGTTAAAAACAGCATACTGACAAAGTCTAGTGAATAGCGTGAAGGCCAAGCATTAGATTTATTAAAGTTATAAAAAAACCGTTTTTTTCGCTTGTTGGGTATTTAACTTTTGCCCTCCTTCACCAAGCAAGAAAAAGCGGTTTTTTTATTTGTGAGATTACATCATGAAAACCCCCGAATCGTTATTTTTCTCTCAAGCAATCAATGCTTGTCTCTCTGTAGCAAAATCACTTGGCGCAAACGATGCTAAAGCGTATGAATTGGCAGTCAGTGCGACAACAACAGTTTTTTGCCAAATCAACAAGCAAAAACCTGTAATTACCCCAAATGAAAATTTAGAAGATGTTGCTTATAAAATTATTTGCAAAAATAAAGGAATATCTTTGCGGTCAATGGGGTTAGAAACAAGAAAATTCAGAAACGCCGATTTATCAGATAAAATGAGCGTCTTAAAAAAACTTACTGACTCAAAAAAAATATACTCAAAAAAAGAAGGTAAAAGCGTTTTGTATTACCCTGTGATTTAACGCAATGAGTTTGACTCCTGATTTTTCGGGAGTCAAAAATAAGGAATAAAAATATGAAACTCACCAACAAGCAACAACTCGCATTTGACACTATCACCGATTGTATAGCCAACAAACAACCCGTGTTACTCACAGGTTTTGCGGGGACAGGCAAAAGTACAACCATAGCAACAGTCATAAAATCGCTATCTCACAAACTTATCACCATTGCCACACCCACACACAAGGCCGCTGCCGTGTTGTTTGCAATGTTAGAAACAAACGGCATTGTTAGCGAAAACGTGAGAGTCACGACAATTCACAAAGCACTTGGCAAGCGTCCACAGCGTCAAGGTGGCGGTACAATGACGTTTAGCCGACCCACTAAAGAGATTTACGGGATTTTGATTATTGATGAATGTTCGATGATTGATGGGGGGTTGTTTGATGATATTAACCAAGCAGCACCCACGGCAAGCATTGTTTATGTTGGCGACCCTGCACAGTTACCACCTGCAAGCGGCAATGGCGCATTAAGTCCCGTCTTTGCTTCAATCGCTCATAGAGCTCATTTAAGCGAGGTTATTAGGCAAGGTGTAGGCAATCCCATAATTGACCTTAGCGAAGCGTTACGGCGCGCTATGGAGGCTTGTGCACATATTACCATAGGTGATATTGTCGAGATGGTGAATGAATACGACAAAAACGGTGAAAAAATTGGAATGATTGCAAAAAGCAACATTGCAGACTATTGCGCCGATGCAATCAAAAACGGTTTAGATTGTCGTTATCTTGCTTATCGTAATGATACAATCGACAAACACATGACAGAGATTAGACAGCAGCTACACGGGCGAGACGTACAGGGCTTTGTTGTTGGTGAGCCAGTGACATCATTAACGGGCATACAAGGCGTAATCAATAATAACCATGAGGGCAATATAACCCACATTGGCGAAGTCACAAAATTACACGGGATTACCTGTTGCCCTGTTACGCTAGATAATGAATTGACCGTTTTTGCCGCGATTGACATCAAAGAAAAGAAAAATAAAGAAATTGGCTTTTTTAGATTGTTTGAAAAGCTCAAGGCGCAGGCAGGACTAACAGCCGACTTTAAAACAAAAGCCGATGCACTAGAAAAGTCACTAGAAGCAAGCGCACAAGGCTATAAAATACGCGATGAAATAGCCGAGCTTAGGCCATGTGTCGCGTCAACAGTACACAAAGCACAAGGAAGCACGTTTGATGTTGCTATCGTTGATGTTGCCGATATTTTAACAATGCGTAATCGTAGCGAGGCTTTGCAGTGCTTGTATGTTGCAGTAACACGTCCTAAAACTTATTTAATACTGGTTGTGTAACATGACACTAAAAACAATGATTGATAAAGCCATATCAAAACAGCCGCTAATCAAACCATCACGCACCAAAAAACCCACAAAACACACTGAGGCAAACTATCAGCAACAGGTTGTAGAGTGGGCAAGGTGGGCATATAAAACGGGTAAATACCCGAATCTTGACTTGATTCACTGTTCTCTTAATGGCGTTAAATTGTCGGCATTGCAGGCAATAAAAGCCAAACAACAGGGAATGTTGAGCGGTGTCCCTGATTTGTTTTTGCCTGTGCCGATGGGCGGCTATCATGGGTTGTTTATTGAGATGAAAAGCGACAAAGGGCGGCTGTCTGAAAATCAAAACTGGTTTTTAGGAAAAGTCGAGTTATTAGGCTATAAAACAGCAGTCTGCTATAGTGCTAAAGAAGCAATAGACACTATAGATGCTTATTATTCTGATAAAAGGTAGGGTATTACCACCCACAACAAAATAACGCCATGTATAGGCTTTATCGTTGCGCTGAATTGATTTAATGATGTGGTGTATGTCGAGTTGTTGAATGCGTTTTGTGTTGTGGTGCAAGATTGGCCTAAAATAACGGAGACAAATAAGTAATAAATACATAGAATGATTGTGCCGCAAGCACTGGACTAATTACCCAGTGCCAGTCTTACGCCTTAGACGTTGCGGCAATCTTTTTCTAAGGCGTATAACAAGGCGTATCAAAAATGACAAATTCAAAACTAATTTGCGGTATAGGTATTAACGACAAATCACGCCCAGCTTGGATTGGCGACAATCATACAAAACAATATATCATTTGGAAAAACATGATAAGACGCTGTTATGATAAAAAATTTCTTATTAGGCGACCAGATTATATTGGCTGTTCTGTTTCTGATAACTTCAAGCATTACTCATATTTCTATGATTGGATTAGTGAACAAATAGGCTTTGTTTTTGATGGGTATTCACTGGATAAAGATGTTTTAATACAGAATAACAAAATCTATTCAGAGGATACTTGTGCGTTTATTCCGTCTGAGATTAATTCATTTTTTACTAATACTGGTTTATCTAGAGGTCTATGGCCTATTGGTGTTTATTTTAATGAGCAGCGTAGTAAGTTTATGGCTTATTGCAGTGTAAATGGTAAAGATAAATATCTGGGATATTTCGCTACTCCTGAAGAAGCCCATGCAGTTTACAAACAATTTAAAGAAAATCTATGTAAAGAACTTGCTAACAAGTGGAAGTCACAAATAGACAGTCGTGTTTATGACGCGATGATGGCGTGGGGTATCAGAACATGAACAAACAACGCATCAGTAAAACCACCATAGCCAGCCGCATTAGACGCGGCTGGACACGTGAAGAAGCTGAAAACACACCTCTGCTTTGTGAAAAGACTTTAACGCTAGAATCAGTGCT